GATTTTGATAATAGTGCATCACTATAACCACTCAAACCCGCACCCGTGAATATTTTCTGGTATCTGTCGACCAAATTATTTTTATAAATAGATTGTGTTCTACTTGTATCTGCAACTTTAAGTTTTTGTCCACCAACATTTCTTACTATTACGTTGGTAGAAAATAATCTTCTTAATCTTGCAAATAGACTTGTATCAGCCATTTTTTACCTCACTAAATTAACCAAGTTAAATCTTCTTGTTTTTTATCCACGGTCATAGTCCATGGATTGTTTTGTTTATTATCGGATGTATAAACACCTTGGTTTGTGGTTATACTATTTATCGTCTTTTTCTGTAATTCTATACCCTCTGCTCTCAATCTCAAAGCAGTTTCTCTAATCCAAAGTCCCATTGAGAAAGACATCACCAAGTCATCATTATATCCTCTCATCGCTTCGGCTCTACTTCCATTATATATAAATACAAACAACTCATCAATTAATCGCTGTGAGAATACTTTTACACTCTTTTCTCTAAAAAACTCCTCTAACTTTGCAATCACCAATGGTCTTGTTTTTTGTGTCAAAGTAAAGCCTGGCACCAAACCTTTTTCCATTCGATTTATCTTGTTATTGACCTGTCTATGTATATCAACAACTTGTAAATCTTTACTCATATAAAATAAGTTTTCGTATCCTCTATCTATACATTGTTGTATTGTAGCCCATCCAATATTATTATTCTCAATAACTAACAATGCGTTATTATATTCAATAGAAATATTTACTAATAAATTTCCATAATCTCTTGTAGACATTCTACCTTTGTATTCTGCGACTTGTTCCAAACTTTCAATATCCATTATATGAAAAGCAGAATAATCAGTCGAGTCTCCTCTACTTACGTCAGCACATACAATATAATCTTTAGTGTAGTTTGGTGGAGACCATATCCAAACATTACTATCAACACCTCTTTTTTCAATAGGTTCACAAACTTGAGTTCTCATATACTCATCTAAAATTTTACCATCTACGACAGTTTGACCAGAGGTAATAAAATCACAATCACACTCTTGTGCTGCTAATGACGGGCCTAATAATTTGTCTTGTTCATCTCTCCAAGTTTGGTCTCTTTCAGGATGAACATCCCAAAAAAGTTTAATAAAATTAAAATCATTAAGACCATCTTGTGCATCCATCCATGTCTTATGATACCAATTACCAACACCATTTGGTGTAGATAATGCTATACATTGTCCACCAGTTGATAATGTTTGCGAAGCTGCCGCCCAAATGGCATCTATTTTTTCAATGAATGCAGCCTCATCAAGTATCAGTAATGATAGAGCTTCTGAACGACCACTATCCTCACCACTTGAAACAGCTTTTATTTGAGAACCATTCTTGTATCTTAAACTTAATTTATTATCCTCAACACATATCTGTTTCATCCAACTTGGTAAGTTTGCGTGCATCACACGAACTTTTGTAACCAAGTTTTTTGCGGTGTCTTGTTTTGTAGCTATCACTAATATATTTTTATCTTGGTGAAAAGTCATCATCCACAACGAGTATCCAGCAGTCAATGTAGAAATACCTAATTGTCTAGCTTTTAAAATTATATTAAATCTGTGTTGAACTAAATCAGCCACAGTTTTTTCTTGGAAATCATAAAGGTGAAAAGGTATTTTTCCTTTTATCGGATGTTGAACGACACAATATTTTTTTAAAAAATATACTGGGTCGGATGCACACTTTACATATTCACTCTTGATTACATCCTTGAGTTGTCCTTTTGAGTTTCTATCCATGTTTAATATAATACGTAAACGTGACCACTTCCACTAACTTGCTTAACACCAATCTCATATCTCTCTTTAGTGTTTAGTTTAGATGCGACAATATCATCACCATTTGTTGGTGTGATTACTGTGCTTCCTGCAGATGCTATGATAAAAGCTTTTGAACCTTTTGCTGAACCTGTTGCAAAAAATTGAGCCATCACAGCAGCACTACCACTAACAGAAACGACACTACCATATTTAGCGTTGTCATAATGGATTGAACCAGAACGACTTGAAACATCGGTTCTACCAATTGAGTTGTGTTTTATGACTGCCATTTATTTTCTCCCTTTTAAAGTTAATCCAACTTTATTTAAAATTTTTTCTAATGTTTGTCCCTCTAACATTTCATCTAAATTTAAATCTTCAAATATCTCTGAACTTTTTATTTCATCGATTAGTTTTTCAAATTTATTATCAACCATTTCCAAATCATCTCCAACCAACTCTGCGTAATCTAAAGCCACCTCTTTCAAATCATCTAAAAGTGTCAACATTAAATTCAAATTTCTGCCTTGAATGACATATACTCTGTTATCGTCTATCATAAAATAAATATGTTAATTGATAGATTCTTCTAATTTAGTTAGATATTCTAAAGCCTCATCTGCTTTTTCTTTTAATGTTTCACTATCCATCGACCACTTTTCTTTATCAACACTATAACCATCAGGACTTGTTTGTGTAAAATAATTTGGTATTTGTTGGTTTCTAAATTCTTTAATCTTTTGTTTTTGGTCTTTTATCCATGACAATTTATTTTCATTTATTTTTTTATTTTGCCACTCTTCATATTTTCCATTTATTCTTAATTTTGTTTCAAATTTAATTTGACAATCAAAACAATGATTATAAAGTAACCAAGATTTATTATCTAAATTATGTTTCATAATCTTATCACATTTTGGACAAAACCAAGGCATTCTAGCCTCTTTCATTATTTCAGATAATCTATCTATTTTATCTCCATGATTACTTTTTTGTTTTTTATCATACCCAACAATTACTCTTTTTTCTGGTGTCTCACCACGGAGTATTTGTTGCATTGCTTTGTTTTGTCTTACACTCTCTTTACTTCTTGCCATTTGTAACCTCTAAAAATTTAATAAACCAACGATTTGATTTACTGGTGCAAATGCACCAGTAAACTTATATGTATTTCCTTTATATTTGAATACTATTCCCTCACTTGGAACTATTGATGATAAACCACCAATAGCTTCTAATTTTTCTATTTGAGCTTTTAAAGTATTTATTTTTTTAACATCTTTACTTTTACTTACAGTATTGATTGCTTTTACCACATCTTTTCTAATTTTTTGAACCGCACTCTTTGGTGATGCTGCTAAAAACCCACTCATATTTTTAAGTATTTGTGTCCCAACATCCAAAAATAAAATTTCGAATGGTTTCATATTGTCCTTAACATATTTTTTATGGTCTGTTTTATCAAATGATAGAGCCCAATCTAAGAAATCTTTATTATCAATTTCTTTTCTCATGTCTTGAACCGAATATGACTTATCAAAAAATGCCCATCTTTTTGTCAAATCAACGAGAATATTATTAGGTATATCATAGTCATATTGTTGACCCGCATTGAATATAAATTCTTCCCAAAAAGATTGATGATATTTTGCTAGGGTGTCATTATCTTTTAGTGCAAATTCTCTTTTTAGTTTATCTAGTCTACTTATAAAACCTTGTTTCTTTTTTGAAAAATCTTGGACTTTAGGAACTTTTAAAAAATTTGGTTTTCCTATGTTATATTTTTTCTGAACGTTCTGATTTACCTGTTTTATCATACCTGCTAACATACGTGCAGAATCTTTTGGTTGACCAATAGCTCTACCACTTTCGTTATATTCTAACGTTCCATGAAATATAATTTCTGTTTTATCGTAATCAATAACATTTGTTGAAGCTGGATAAATTATTTCTAAATTCATCCAACGTTTTCCATTACCAAAAACTTTTTCTTTTTGTGCATCGGTGAGTTTACCAACTGCTTTACTTAAGTCTCTCATTGCAAAAACAAAAGCTTTTTTAATATCACCACGACCAGCAAATTTTGTAGCTACACCTGCAGTGTCCATTGCTGTCGCACCATAGTTTTTAAGTTGTCCTTTGTTTCTTGCTGTAACTAATTTGCCGTTTACCCAAGATATCATTAGGTTTTGACCATCAAGTTTTTCCGTAACGTTGTCCTCTCTGTTTAAATCACCACCGAGTCCATTAATAATTATCTGTTTTAAATCTGAAAATGTAAGATTTTTATCGTCAAAGGGGTGGTTCATATGTCCATAGGCTCCACCCTCTATTATTAACTTGACCTCATTATCAAGATTTATTTCTTTTAATTTTAATTTATCGGTTTCTGTATTGGCAACATTATCATCTCCGACGCCTGGCACAACTGGTGTTTCTACCTCGACACCTGTATAAGATTTACCATCTGGTGTTATACCCATCCATTTAATCAACTCATATCCAAGATTTTTTAAAACAACATCATTTATATATGATTTGTAAGATTCAATTGGATTTTCTACACCAAATCTTGAACCATAATCACCAGATTGTTTATGTCCGTAAGCAACTGCTGGGACGGTATTATAACTCATTGTATAATCATAATCAGGATTAACTGCGTTCTTTCCTAACATATAATTTATTACTTTCCAACCTGCATCTGCATACATATTATCTAACCACTTTTTTGAAAACTTTTTATAATCACCAAAACCTTTATGGAATGTAGGAGGGCCATCATCGGTTGGTGATAATACTGTCCCACTAGCCTCTAATAAAAATTCTTTTATAAGACCATCCGATAATTTAAAAGCTTCGAATAGTTTTTTGAATTTGTTGGTCATCATATTATAGATACCTTTGTCGAAGTAACCAAAAGCTTTTTTGAATAATTTCTCTCTATCCTCTTCGTAATTAGGTGAACCCAACAATTGTCTCATAACAGTTCCACTAACCTCATTACCAGCTACTTTTACTGATTGATGTGGTGCAGTAAGAACATATCCACTTTCCTCATATCCCATCAAATTATTTTTATTCTTTTTATAATCTTGAAAATATTTACCACCTTTTAGTCTACCCGCATCTTTTTCACCAAAAATATAGACGACCGCAGTTGTATCCTTATCATACTTGGATAAAACGTTTTTGGCTACATAAGGTGATTTTTCTTGAACGATACGATTCTTAGGTATACCCATTTTTACCATGTGACGAACTTTTTCTTTAAAGTTCATTGGGTGTCTTGGTGGTTGTTTGATATTTGATGTGGTTATAAAAGCATCGTCTACTCTTGATTTTAACCACTCGTAAGTTTTTTTATGATGTGGGCCAAATGGCTGAAATCTACCACCATAAACTCCTATAACCTTTTTAATCTTTTTTTGTTCGTTGACTTCTTCTCCTAAAAGACCAATTAGTTTTGTCATTACCGACGGATTACTACTCAAGAACTTTTCTAACTTATTTGGATTTGTAATAAAGTTTGCCGGAATTAAATTTTTATCAACCAATCTCTTAAGAGCTTTTTTTATTTTTGGTTTGTTTATAAATTCTTGCACTTTTTTATACCCACTTCCATAAGGAACAGAAGTGTGTCCTTTCTGTTTCATCTTCTTAACGAGTTTTCTACTCGGTGATGGAATCGTTCCATCAAAACTAAAAGTCTCTGTTTTACTTGTATCTGTTTTTAAAAAAGGCCCTCTTCTAAGTGTTTGGAATCTTACAGGTACCTCTTGTCCAAATAATTTTTTAGGTGCTAAGATTCTGAGTGTAACTAATTTTTTAGGATTATCTACTTTAATAACTTCAAACTCTATCTCTTTATACCTTTTACCTTGATGTTTAAGATTCATACCAGTAATGAATTTTTCTATTTTATTACCCCTAACCGCAAAAGCCTCTTTCATAATCTTTTGTTTTTTAATCCAATTTTTTCCTTTAAAATTCTGAACAGGTTTTTTGATAAATTTACCAACACCTTTTTTGACCAACATTTCAAATCTTTTTTGTGCGGCTTCTTCATCTAAGG